AACGTTTAAATTCGTGGTCAAGTTCTGTAATAATAAGTTTTTGTAATCTCTTACAATATTCATTAAAACGTAACTCTTGAATGTATGCTGTTCCAACTTTACCGTCATTAAACTGTGCTGGGCTGTCATCCGGCATAGTAGGGAGATAAGAACTTGGAATTCTTAACGCACGGAAAAGTTTGTTAGTAAAGTAACGCAAGTCATCAATTTCACCTAGGTTAGTACCACCTGGCAATGTGTCAACTTTTGATCCTCTACCTTCAGCAGTTTGTGGAAAGAAGTAATCTTCTGAAATACTAAGTGGGTTATAACTAGCGTCGATAACGTTTTGTCCACCACCTGTATTACTTGGAATACGTCTTTGGTTAATTTCGTTTTTAACACGTTCAACAAAGCTCATAGCCATGTGAGCAGGCATATTACCCACATCAACGTAAAAAACACGTCTTTCAGGAGCTCGCTGAACTCTATAAATGATAATCGCATCTTCTAATAATTCTTTTTGCTTGTATACTTTAAAGACACTTTCTAATAGGGAGTTACCAAAAGGATAGTTATTATCTAATCCTTCTGATAACGACAAGTGAACAACGTGTTCAGCATCAACTGCTGTTTCATTTTGTTCAGTTGAAAAGCGAGATCCCGTAGACTGTGGAGAAGCACCAACCATACCTCTTCCAAGCGCACCACCACTGACATAACTGCCAGTACCGGCAGGTGAGTTGTGATTATCAGGATGAATTGAGGTTGCTACAAGATTTGTAAAATTGAAATTTAAATCTTTGATAATATACTGTTCAGGCTTTTTACCTTCAGATTCATTAACAATAATCTTTGTAACTTTTGCTGGATCAATATGGAATAGTTTTCCAGTCTCGGGATCTCTTATAAAAAACTCGTCCCCATATTTAAAGCAGTTTCTAACTACCCTAAACATACGAGTTTCAAATTGGTTTGATCTAAACCACTTTTGTAAACCTTCTTTTAGTAATTTTACTTCTGTTTGAGTTGGATCGTTTTTGAAGTAAATTTGGAATGTTGTGTTGTTTTCTTTGTTCTGTTGTGTACAAAATTCTGCCAAAATATCAAGTGCGGCATTTACCTCACTGTCCATATCCATCGTGTTATACTGCATGTATCTTTCAACACGATTTGGTGTACCAGCATATACGTCTGGTAAGAATGACGAATAGTTACTACGAGCAGGTCCTGGCTGACTGCCATTACCGATCGGGCTGTAACTGCCTGATGTATTACCTGTTGGCACAGGTGTAAAATATTTTTTCCAACTCAAAATCTTCTCCAATTAAGCAATACTTAACATTCTTCTGTCAATTGCTATTTCGTTTTTCTTTATTCTTATCATTTCCTGAACAGTACTATTTACTGTATTAATCATTTCTTCGGCAGGAATCTGGCGAGCTCTATCTTTGATAGTATCGTATTGTTCTTTGGTCATAATTGCTTTATCGCCAGATACAACCATGCGTTTCTTAGCACCAAAATCAACAACCTGTCTACCAAATTCTTGAAGTGTTCCACCGCTAAACCCTCTAGTAGTGTCAAGATTCTGTACCGTGTTGAATCCGCTAATATGCCCACGAACCAAATATTCAAGCATTTTTTCAAGTGTTGGTTTGTTTGTAGCTTTAGAAGAAAATTCACTTTCATCTAGGTAACCTGCGTTTCCTAACACAAATAAAAGAGCCTTTTGATCATTGGGATGTAACTGTCCAAACCAATTAACACCGTGTTTTGCTGTTTCAATTTTTAAGTTATGGCCTCCTTTAAATCCTGTATGATCGCTTTGTCCTTGTAATGATTTGATTGTAAATCCTTTTCCGTTTAACCATCGCAAAATACTTGAATAAAAATCTAGGTGTTTGCGATTAATAAATGTTGAAGCACCACTTACCGCTGTTAGAACGTTTTGATCCCCAGGGCCTTGAGCAAATGATGTTCCTTCCCACTTCTTTGTTAATTTTGAAGAAATATCTTGATTTACATCAGGGATTAAATGTTGAGCATACATACCCTGACTAAATGGATCTGTAGTCATAGGTTGATTAGTTCCGTAGAGATAATTATTATATGATCGCCACTGCTTCATTTCAGTGTCGTATCTGTATTGCCCACCTTTATCAAGGCCGAGTTCTTTTGCTTCAGCATCTGACAAATTAAGTACTTTGCTTCGATCAAGAATATTTGAATTGTTAATATCAGCTGGTGGTTTGTATCCTGGAACATTTTGAGGAGAAACTGTTGGAGGTAGTTTTGTTGATCCTGCAACTCTATTGAAATCTGCTACAGCATGATCAGTTTTAAATTCTTGATCTGAAGCATATAACGGGCCAAGACCAAAACCAAATTTTCTTTTCATAGCATCATCAAGATCACGCCAAAACTCTAAAAACTTATCCCCGAAAGGTATTTTTCTAATTACCCAACCTATCATGCTTGCGGTCGCCTGTTGAGCATATATTAGTGCTTTACTTGCAATGTATTTTGCCCAAGATCCTATATACTCCTGAACATGAGCAAACCCTGCTGGTGTATTTAGGTATCCCCAAAATTCTTTTAGATTGTCCCATGCTTTTTCTGAAAATTCAACAAATCGTTCTCCAAGTTTAGCAAATATTGTTCCAATTTGTGTAGCATCTATTGATCTAGAAAATCCTATTAGTCCTCCTTCGCCCATAAATCCTTTAACAAAACCCATTTTAAATTCTGTAACTGCTTGTTCTATTGATCTAATAACTTCTGTAATTGTTTCAGTTTCTTCTTGAGATTTATATGCGTCAGTTAATCTCTTTTTAATATCTTTAGCTGTGAGTTTTTCACCATCCTTTAACCTTACAATAGTATCTGCTAATCCTGAAATTGCCGCATATTCGTTTGCTCCTATTAATGGATTTGCCGACTGAGTTTGTATTAAACTTTCAATCATTTTTAACTGATCATCGGCACCTGCTAACATATGAGCAAATAAATCAAATGTTATATCTTTGTATTGATCTATATTAACTGAATCGTCTTTTGCTTTAGTATGAAGTTGTTCAAGTATTGTTCTTAGTTGCGGATTCATCTTTTGATAAGCAAATCCTGCTTCACTTAAAGGCGTCATACCAAATAAAGAAGCATTAAATGCTTCAGCTACACCTTCTTCAAACACCAAAGTTGACATATTAGCGGCCAATGCTACCTTGGCCGATTGTGTTGGATTTAGCTTATTCATCTCCAGCATAACTATAGCATTTCTTAATATTTTTTGTGCTCCGGAATTTTTAGCCTGTAAATTTTTTCCAGTAATCTTTTGAAAAGCATCAAGTGTTCTAGTATAAACTAGAAAATCATTTTGTGTTGTTTCGTTTACTACAACTGTTCTATGTGCTCCTCTTTGTGTTAAAAACAAAAAGTTGATAGCTGCATCATTAACTTCTTCTATGTTATATCCCATATTAAGTAATGAGGATCTTACACCTTCAACTGGCCTATTAATGTAATCAGCAAACTGGGCGAATTTTTTTATACCCATGTTTGTTGTAGGACCTAGTGCGTTTAATTCTTCAATGTTTTGAGACACAACATTTTGTAATTGAGAAAGATCTAATCTTGCGCTAGTTGCAACTTGCATCATTTCAAAAATGCTTTGTGTAAATGTAGCACCAGCTGGTACAAGTTTTTTAGATTCTCTTTCGTACGATTCAAGTATGCCTACACCCGATATAACTACATCAGATACGCTACCTAATAATCCACCTACCCATGGTAATTTTTTTATAACACTTTCGTTTAGATGAGTACCAAAAGCACTCATCGAAGTTTCATTTTTTGCTAGTAAAGAAATAAAACCACTAAAAGGCCTTGATGCTGTTTTAATACCTCTTTCTAAACTTGCGGCTTTTTGTTTTAAACTTGTAAATGTGCCTTTTAGAGAATATAAACTTGAAGTATTTCCTCTTCCCGAGGCGCCGCCGCCGCCGATAGCATCTAGCAACTCTCTAAGAGTTGCGTCAGTAGCCATGTTGCGTACTTCACTTTCTCCTAATGCTTGATGTATAAATTTAACACTATTTGCCATGTTATGCTACTCCGCCTGCTATAGCATAAATGCTTGTAGACTTTCTGGCTTGATTATCAAGTAGTCTGTTTGCTAAATTAACTCTTTCTTGTTCCAAACTTAAAAGAATTTTTAAATTTTCATTTAGTTGAGAAATGTTGCCTCCAGCTTCAGTGGCCGCCGCTGACATGTCGTTTACAAATTCTCCCGGGCTTTGAATAACTTCATTTCCGTGTGTTTCGATTGTTTCTCCAGAACCAAAGTTTTCAAAAAGAGTTCCGGCCATGCCGCCTAGGTTTCCGGTTCTTTTTGGTTTAATTGAATACTTGTTCATTGCCCTATCAAGAATACCATGTCCTGAAACTAGATTCATGTTACCTTTAGAAGCATAGTCTGGATGGTCTATGGCCCATTTTATATACTTTTCACCAAACAACCTATGAAGTTCCGCTGACGTATATTGATCTGGATTCTTAAAAGCGTTTATTACTTCAGGGCCGTACTGGCCTGACATTATCTCACTCGCCGCAAACGAAGCCTGTCTACTCAAATTAGATAGTGATAAATCTGTATCATTTAGTTGACCGCCCATATATGCTTTATAGGCGTTAGCACGATCTCCTTGCCAACTGAACATTCCGTAGTTTGTTTTCTTGTTTTTAGGATCAGTATGACTGCCGAGAAGATAATTTGATCTAAGTGAATTTTCCCTGAATACTTCAGCGGTTAAAACTTTAGCCAATTTTGGACTAAACCCGGCATTTATAAATGATCTATAAACCATTATTGCTCGTTGTTCTTGATCGTTGCCTGCGTAAGCGGCTGAGCTAAAGTCTGTTTGGGTTGGCGTGGTTCTACCATCAAATCCGTCTATCATTTGAACAACTGCAGCATTTGCCTTTTTAGTTTGTTCTTTAATTTGCGGATCGTACTCGGCATTAACTCCTTCTAATAGGTTATTAAGATGACTAGTAGGTAATTGTTTGTCATCATCTCTAAAGGCATTTTCAAAATGAAAGCCTGCTATCAGTTTAATTTTTTCAAATAGTTTTTTGATTTCAAGCCAATATAAATCTCTTCCTTCTTGTGTTCCAAATCTAGCAAAAAACATTATCATTTTAGGAACTGCTTCTTGGGCAAACACACCCATTTTCTGCCCTAGCTCTCTAATTTTTTTAGGAAGATTTTCGTCTTTCATAGACTCAGAGAATTGCCAAAGTGGTCCTTTATTATCTTTGGTTCCAATTAATGCCATAAAAAATCCACGTTTGAAATCTCTTATTGCAACCTGAAACTGTCTCATAGTTTCAGTAAACGTTTCTTTTTCTTTTGTTTCTAGATAATTTTTTTCAATTGCTAATCTAAGTTGTTCTCTAGATGTAATTTTTGTGCCTACACCTAGTCTAGCAACTAGAGATGCTGTTTCAGCATTCATGCCTAGCATACGCTGTAAATCTTTATCACCAGCGGCAGCCGCTTTTAATAAAATGTCAAAGTTTTTCAAACCTTTTGAAGCATTCCAAATCAAATCTGTTCTAGTCTGTATTATTCTTCTGTCTAATAATTTTCCAGAAGCGGCATTATTTTTTGCCATTGCGATGTTTTGATCCATTTGTTTAATAAGATTTGGATACATCATAATCAACTCAGCAACATCATCACCTTGTGCCATCAAACCAAGTGTTCTAGCCCTAAACAATCTTGCTCCAACATCTCCATGTATTTGAGTATAGTTTGCTAATTGAAGATTTAATTCTTTTCTTGAGTCATTACTGTATTTTGCAATTTCAAGTTGATATGCTGCATCTTTTGTTGCTGAATCTAATTCTGCTTGTATTTGATCAACACGCTTACCTGTTAGTGTTGTTAATGTATGTAAGTTTACTTGATAACCAACAAAAGAATCAGCAACACTTTTTGCTGTGGTTTCGTCAACTCTTGATCCTCTGTAGTTTAGATTCATAAAATCAAGTAACTGTTGGTTAATTTGTGGTACAGTATAACCTAAACTTATTAATTGTTTTCTTGCCTCACCCGAACCGTTAAGTGCAGCATCGGAAACTTTAGCAAATGCGTGAGCACCTTGGGTAACACTGTCGCCAAGAGCCATTAAAGTTTTACTATTTTTATTAACCATTCCGGCAAATTCATCTAACGACATGTATGTTAAATTTGATACTTGCATCATTTCTAAAATACTGTTGTTAAAAGTAGCACCTGATGTAGTTAAACCCATTAGAGTTTTATTCCAATGTTCAAATGCTTCAATTGATCCGGAAATAGCGCCGCCTACTGTGCCTAATGCTCTTCCAAATATCGGCAACTGTGATATTACTTGATTGTTTAATACTTTTGTGTATGAACTAATTCGGCCTTCGCCTTTTAATAGCATACCAGCAAATGTACCAGCGGCTCCTGTTACATTACCAATTTGATTAACAGCACCTTTAACAGCACCAGTAACAGCACCTACTACACCTCCAGCAATCATGCCTGCCGGTGTTCTACCCAAAATGCCACTACTGCTTCCGCCACCACTAGGAGCCTTTCCGCTAATAGCGGCTACAAGTTGTTTTAGGGTTTCTTCTGTGGCGGCATTTTGGAGAATTGCTCCATCTAGTTGTCCACCATAAAATTCTACATCTTTTGCCATTTTGAATCCAAGAATAAAAGTAGCAGTTTTCTGCGCATATAAATATCTCTATACAATACTATTTATAGGAATAAAAAATGGCTGAAAATAACAATCAATTTGATCCGACTGCATTCGTGCAAGCACAAGCAGAGCAAGCCGCTAAGGCAGGCCAGAATCCTGTGCCACAAGCGCCATTGGCTTCCGCTCCAGTTGTAGAAAACGCACAACCAGTATCCGGAAATCCTTTGGCTTCTTTCTTTAGACAGCCAAAGATTCATATTTCTCTTCCTAGTAAAGGCAAATATTGGCCTGAAGGAAGTTTAGAAATACCACAAACAGGCGAACATCCTGTTTACGCAATGACAGCACGTGACGAGCTGTTGTTTAAAACACCAGACGCACTAATGAATGGTAGTGCTATTGTTCAAGTTATACAAAGTTGTATTCCAACAATTAAAGATGCTTGGAATATGCCTAGTGTTGATGTTGATGCTGTGCTTACAGCAATTAGGATGGCAACATATGGCATGGATATGGACGTAACTGCTACGTGTCCAGCATGTAATCATCAAAATGATAAAAGTGTTGATTTGAGAAATGTACTTGATAATTTAAATGAATCAAATTTTACAACAACAGTAGAAATTGGTAACGACATGGTAATTCATTTAAGACCAATGACGTATAAAGAATTAACCGGAACAGCATTAAAAACATTTGAACATCAAAGAATTTTTTCAATTATCAATGATGATGAAATTGATGATCAGAAAAAAGTTCAATTGTTTAATGAAAGTTTTATTAAACTGACTGATCTTACTCTACAAACTGCTGTACAGTGTGTAACAAAAGTTGAAACAATCAATGGTACAACAGACAATCCACAATACATTAAAGAGTTCTTAGAAAAAGCAGATAAAACTGTATTCAATACAATTAACGAATCTGTAAACAAATCACAGGAAAGCGGACGCATGGCTAGTTTCAAAACCAAATGCGATGCCGAAGGATGTGATCATGAATGGGATGTTAAATTAACCTTGGATCAAGCGGATTTTTTCGGACAAGGCTTTCGACGTTAAAAATTAACGACATTCTTGCCGAGACGAAAGCCATGGACGACCAGGCAAAAAATATTAAAACAGAAGCGATGCGTTCTGTATGGTATATGCGTGGAGGTCTATCTTTCTCTGAGGCAATGAATCTAAGTTTCGACGAACGCGAAATTATTGTAGATATTGTGAAATCAAATATGGAAACCACTAAAGAAAGTGGTATGCCTTTCTTTTAAATAGTTCTAGTCTGCTTAAACAAATTCATTACTTTTGTAGTTTCTTGAGGATTCTTTTTAAGTAGTTCAGTCATTGCCGCAGACATAGCTTCATGTTCTGCTTTAGTTAATCCCTGACCTTGTAAACTTTTAGACATGCCCCTTCTAAGTGTTGGAGCATCAATTCCTGGAAACTCTTTAGCAATATTCTGATAGTTTAAGCTACCAACTGTTTTTTCTTCTTCATCAGGATCAAAAATCTTTGAACCTTTAACGTTTTCAGGATTTTTATCTAAACCTGCTTCAACACCGCCTACTGCCTTTCCAGCAATACCGCCGATTGCTTTACCAATGCCTTTTAAAAAGCCTCCGCCTTTCTTCTCTTGTGATCCTGCTTGAACATCATCTTCAGGTTCTCCAGTTACTGGATCGTTGCTTTGTTTTAGTCCGCCTAGTTCGTCCATGTCAACATTAACTGCTACTTGACTCATTACTTTGTCTAGTACCTTTGTTGGAATAACTGCTTCAAACACACCCATAAATTTAAGTGCTGAAAAATATTCTGCGTCTTCCTTTAGTGACCAGTCAATGCGTTCAAAGTTTTTTCTATAACGCTGTGACTCTTCGCTGTATATTGATTCGACGCCCATAGGTAATTCTAATTGTTGATTCTTTTTTGCTCTCTTATTGCGCTGATAGATAGCACTCGTTGTATTAGATAAACCGCCTTTTTGTCTACCGCCTGTCTTTTTTCTTTTCTTAACAGGTGTATCAATATTAACATCATCTTTTTTGTTCATTGACAGCGGGTTTTCTTCTGGCTCTGTAGAATTTGTTGGATTAATTTTATCTAGTTCTGATTCTGGGCCTAGTTCTGGCTCTTGTTGTTGAGGGTTAAGAGCCTGTAACTCTTTATCAATCATGCCAGCAACTTCTTTAGTGTCAATGCCTTTTTTGTTTAGGAAAGCAAGTAGTGTTTGTGTAGTAGGTTTAGGTCCATATTTTGCCGCAACACGACCTACAAACGTCATATATTCGCCTTTTAGTTTATTGGCAATTTCACCTGTTTGTAGTTGTCCTTTAGCAGAAGCACCTCCATCACCACCAAAAGCCGATCTAGCTCTAAGTGCTGTTCTTTTTAAAAACCCTTGCGGTGCTTCATCTAGATGTTCGATGTTTTCTAATTGATTCAGTTTCATATTACTATCTCTAAGATCCTATATTTATAACGCTATTAAGTGAGCTAACGCTCACTTGTCTTTATCGCTATCGCTCAAAGACATTTTCTTATTATTGATATTTATGTTTATTATTAATTGCGAAGCAATTTTAGCATCATCTAGATTGTATGGTCACAATTAGCCCGTTGCCGGGCCAAAGAGTGAATTTTGAACATCATCTGAGTTCGCACAGTCACAATAGCGTTAGATCTACAATGCTTACTTTATAATGCATAGCGTAGGCGGTTATCCTATACCTACTCAATCCGTCTTAGTTTCTTATGTACAACGGCAGTTTATAATACAAACGCTAACTTATACTATAAACCTGCGGGAGTTACCCGCTCTTTTAGCCTTTTTTAATCTTGTTCTGACAGCAAAACCGGTTTTATGAAGGCATATCCGATCATCGTCCTGTAAAGGATAGTTGCTGAAATCGTTGCTACCAACCAACTTCCGTACCCTGCGACATCACCAGGGATTCTGGACACCATAACTGCGCCGGTGTGGGCTTATTTGGTAGTGTTCTTTGCCTCTTGCTCTAGTAAAGCCTTACGCAATTTGTCTGATCCGCCTACTCTCACATTAATAATTCCGTTATAATAGTCGTCTCTTTCTAATACACGGCGGTCAAATTGCTCTCTTGCCTCTATGTAGGACATTTCTGCCCTGTTTGTACAAAGATATAGTATTTCTCGGGTGAAGTTTGCTGGGCCTAGTGCGTCGACATCTGCTTGTAAACGATCTGATGAACCCCAATAGTCCTTCCAATCGCTTTCCTTAGTGCCTCTGCGTTTGTTTTTTCTGCCTTTGAGTGGCGGTTTAGTAGTTTTGAATTTGGCTAGTTTTTTGCCTATGTATTTTTGCCCAGTCTGTGTGTTTGTGATGAGGTAGACAAACCCTTCGTATTCGTCTGGAATACTATCTAGTGGTTTATTTTGGTAAGTCCATGCCGGATTCGTCGTCATCAGCATTACTTACTTTCTTGGGTCTACCTATTACGCCTTTTCTGGCTGCCTTTCTTTTTTGCCTTAGATCTTGTATTTCGTTTCGCCTTAAACTAGAAAAATTTCGTATTTCACTTAACCAATAACGTGCTTTGATGCCTGCGGCATCAGACCCGCTATACTCGAACTTATCTTGCCATTTAAAGTATTCCTGAAATGCTCTTATAAGTTTGTCATGTGATTCTGTACTCATTCCACCAGTTCAACATCATTTGAATATGATGTAAATCCGTTTTCCTTTATAACTTTTAGAACTTGATTAACACGAGTTGCTAAATCATCTCTATGTGAAATTAAGAACACGTTTTTATCACGTTCTCTAGTCATTTTTTTCAATACAGCAATACTGGATTCAACACCGCTTGAATCCATACCACTATCCACTAGTTCGTCAATAAACAATAAATTAATGCTTTGATATAGGCTTTCCCAAACATCACGGAACGCCCAACTCATTGATAAAATGAGTCTATTTCGTTCACCTCTACTGAGATTATCAAAGTCTAAGTCCTGCCCGAGTTGTGTAATAATCACTGTTAGATCGTTCTGAAATTCCACTGTGTGTGGCAAACCTATCTTGCTCAAGTAGTAAGTAAGACGCATATTTAAATAACTTAGATTTTGATCAATAATACG